ACTATAAGCGTGAACAACAGCAGTACAAAGCACCTGTTAAACGAATAGAAAAAAGCGATCCGGTTATCAGTAATGATCCCCTGGCCAAAGTAAAAGAGGAATGGGACAAGGCACACCAGGGCGATGGTTGTAAATGTGATTTAACAGGGCTTTCAAGCGTTGTTAAAGGGATGGAATAATGCCTCGAAATATGAGTTTTGCAATGACGACTGAACAAATAAGAAATATGTCAAAAACTGTCACGCGTCGTTTTGGTTGGAATTTTCTAGAACCGGGCACAGACGTGTGGGCGGTCGAAAAGGCGATGGGTCTTAAAAAAGGTGAAAAGATAAAGAAACTTCGATTGCTCCATATTGTCTCTGTCCGTAAAGAAACCCTGGCCTCAATCACAAAAGACGATTGCATTAAGGAGGGATTCCCTGAATTTGAGCCTAAAGATTTTGTAAACATGCTCTGCTCTCATTATCATTGTACCCCAAATGATATGATCAATAGAATTGAGTTTATCTATCTATAACGTTCCGAAGCCAACGGAGCCGCGCAGTTGCGGGTTCCGCTGGGCTGTTATGTTATCTTTTAATTTTATTTTTTTGTGAGGCTTATAATGTCAAAAACAGAATACAACCTGAGAATGTTCAGGGCTACCTTTTGGTTTAATGTTTGGAATTTGATAAACTGGTTCGGGTTTAATCCTGGGGTAGAAATAAAATGGTTTGGCTGGATAGTTTCACAAACTGGTTTTATGTATTCTTTTCCGTATAGTGAGCAATTTCCGAAAGCAAGATAACAGTGAAATACATCGAAACCGAGGAATAGCCATGGCACCAACACACGCAGATTACGCAAAAATCAATATTGCTTGTAAAGAGCTTGGCCTCGATAAATATCAGTTAATCGGCGATCGCTACGGGATTAAATCCTCAAAGCAGCTTTCCCACTTTCAGCTCACCGATCTCTACGCTCATTTTAAAAAGCTTGGATGGGTACCGAAAAGGTCAGCTACAAAGGATAAGGATTTGAGCGTAACCTATAAAGAGCCAAGGCACAGAAAGGTTCAGGCGATGTGGATCACGCTCGGCAAAGCCGGGATCGTGCGCAAACGTGGTGACCATGCCATGAATGTTTTTGTGAAGAATCAGACCGGCAAGGATAATCTCACCTGGTGTACACCTGGGGATGTATCCAATTTGATTGAGGCATTAAAGGCCATGGATAAACGAGGCAAAGCGAAACGTGGGAACAAAAAAGGATAAACCACTTAAACCGTTTACTCTTACTGCAGATAATGCAGAGCTGCGTGATGATCTGGCCCGTGCTGCTGAGATTTTGGACAGGTTGGTGCCGGGTAAGGGTAAAGAGTTGGTTATCATGCTGGCTGCTGAGTTTGGCGGCACCTATGTGTATTTTCCGCAAAAGGAAAAACTGACAAGATTAAATCGTGATCCCTGGATTATCGCGCAGTATGCGGCGGGCTATCGGGTGGTTGAGATTGCACGGGCGACAAATCTTAGTGAACGCCAGGTGTGGAATATCCTTGGTCGGGAGCCTGGTGAAGAAAAGCAGATGAAACTTTTTTAACGGATTTGAATAACTGGTTCCGCACAGTTTGCGGTAGCTTATTAGCTGGTTAACTTGAGATATTATATACTATGAATAAAAACCAAATTGTTTACATTGAGTGGGTTGATAGTTTCGGTTGTTCTCCAAATTGGGAAGAAATAAAAGAAGAATACAATCCGGAACCGTTGGTGTGTAAGTCGGTTGGCTGGCTTTTGTATGATGGTGATGATTGTAAAATAATTGTGCCACACATAACAACAGAAGCGCACGATAATGCAATACAGCAAGGATGCGGAGATATGACTATTCCTGCTAGTGCTATATTGAAGATCGTGCAATTTGCAAACGTACCTACTTAATACTTATTATTTCTTTTTGTTAGGACGTTGCGTTAGAGCTGATGCTGCTGCTGTTTTTGCAGCCTTTGAAGATTTTGGGTTACTTAAAACTTTACCTGCGGCAGAAGCCGCTTTCTTAGATGTTACTTCACTGTTCTTTTTAGCCATGTTCTCTTCCTCTCTTTTGAACGTTGCTACGAAAAGTCATATCTTCGCCTGCGATCACTATAAGAACGAACACAAATTACGCAAGATGTAGTGTAGTAAAAAAAAGAGGATACCCCATGTTGACATGCCCTAAGTGTGAAAATAGCAAGAATTCAGTTGTCGAAACTAGATCTTCACCAGGAGGTTTGAGGAGGAGGAGGGTGTGTGATAAATGCAAATATAAGTTTTCAACTCTTGAAACCACTAAAGAATTCAAAGTGGGTAGGCGCGTTTTGTTGGTAGAACATAACAGTTGAATACATGGGAAAAATAGGCTCAGCCCACCTTGCCTTTTGCTCCTAAAATTGAAAAATGGAGCGAAATATTCTTAATTTTATTTCTGATTTAGCGTTTAGAAAAAACCATTGAAGCCACTGTAGAATCGCTGTAACATCTCCTAATCATCATCTTACAGGGCCGGGATCATCCCCGGCCCTTTTTTATTTCCGCATCTTGCCACTGCACCCTGCATATTCACCCTCCTGCTGTAATCCCGTATAACTCTTCTCGAATCTTCTTTATCTCCTTACAAACCAGGGAAGACAGTTTGCCAGACTGTCTCCCTGGTTTTTTCGAGGTTAAAATCAGAGGAACAAGAGTTTATGGGAAAGCGGAAACAGTCAATATCCAACTGCTACGACGATTATTTTAAAACCTACAGCTATCTGCTTTTCCCCGGTCGGATCGATTGGCACTGGATGAAAGCCATAGCTGTTGTTGAGAGCAGTCTTGATCCAGAGGCAATTTCTCCTGTTGGCGCAATCGGTGTAATGCAACTGATGCCGGAAACATCGGCTGAGATGGCTGGTAAACATCATATCGAGAATGCTCCTTATACACCCCACCTCAATATTAACCTTGGAATAGCATACGCCAGGCGCTGCTTTAATCTTTGGAAAAAGGAAAAAGGCATTGAGCGATTACGCTTTATGCTCGGCAGCTATAACGCCGGGCCGCGTAATATTATTGATGCCCAAACACTGGTTGAAACGTGGGGAATACCCACGGACGAATGGGCATCAATTGCCAGCGCACTGCCAGAGATAACCGGCCCGTTTGCAAAGGAGACCATCGTCTATGTGGCTCGCGTCGAGTCGATATTCAACACACTCACAAGGGGGAATTAAAAAAATGAAAGGCTGGAAAACGTATACCGCTGCAGCATGTATGGTCGGACTGGGAATCGTCTCTATTGCTAATGGCAATACTGAGGCTGGAGTACAACAGATTGTTGCGGGCGTTGCCCTGGTCGGTATCGGTCATAAGATCGAAAAAGCATCAAAGCAGTTAAAAGATGGATCAGTTTGATAGAGCCCAGGAGCTTGATGCCAGATTCAGGGAGCAAGCTCTCTTGCAGCATACCGGCACCAGGGGCACAGCAGTATCACGGCTGATCTGTACCGATTGTGAAGAACCGATACCAGCCGCCAGAAGAGAAGCGGTACCCGGTTGCCACCGCTGCATACTTTGCGAAGAAGAATTTGAAAGGAGATAACGTTGAGTCCTGAAATTACAACAGCAATGGCTGCGATCTCATTGATTGACAAAATGGGAGGCTGGTCGGTGGGAGGGATATGCGTCTTTATCGGCATAACTCCTGCCGTTTTTGTTTACCTGTCGGCCAGGATGCTGGTGCGAACTATTAACAGCCTGCGTATCCAGATGGCTGCGAACGAAAAAGAATCGGCCCAGCGCTTCCAGACTTTCCAGGTTGAATATGACAATAATATCAAATTTGTAAAAGACTACAGCGACCTGGCTAACAGGCTGGAAGACACATTGCGGCGTAATACCATTGCCATGACCAAATTGATTGACAGAATCGATACCATAAGGATCTCCAAATGAACCAGCACCGTCAATTGCAAAAAGCAAAACTGGTTGACTATCAGAAAAAACGGGAAGAGCACCGAACTGCAGCGCTTAATCTCTGTCGGATGATCTTGCCGCTTATTGATCCAGATCTCTATGAAGTTGAGGATATGGATATTCCTGGAGCCGCTCACGCCATGGATGAGCTGATGATGAGACAGGGAGAGCTGCTTTCTCTTTCGTCCAAGATCAAACGTCTTGAAGAGGCTTTGTACTCCTAATGGCCAGCAAAGGCGACAAAGGGGTTCTTGCTCCCCAGGCACAGAGGCTTTATGCGGATGGGCATAGTCTGTCATCAATTGCGGATCAGCTAGATGTCAGTGTGACCTCTCTTGCCCGCTGGAAGGCTGATTCGAAAATCCCGAGCCAGACCATGGATGAATGGGATCGTGCCAGGAGCCAGAAGCGAGGCAATATACAGCGACTCAGGGATCTGTTTGAAGATCAGCTAGCATATCTTGAGGATCTCAACGCGGGTGACAGATCATCTGCAATGATGGATACCCTTTCAAAGCTCGGTTCGCTTCTTGAGAAATGGGACAAAATGGAGAAGGCGCAGCGTGTTGCTGATGATGTAGTCAAAGAGGTTAAAAAGGCCGGGTTTACTGATGAAACGGCCAATGATATCAGAAGTCGCATACTGACGATTGGAACATAATGGATCTGGCAACACTTGATAACAGAGCGCCTGCTGTTTTTCTGCCCTATCAGGCGAAATGGGTCGGCGACACATCGCAGGTAAAGGTATGCGAAAAATCCAGAAGGATTGGCTTGTCCTGGTGTGAGTCAGCCGATGACACGCTTTATGCCGCTACTACGTCCGGCGATGATGTCTGGTATATCGGCTACAACAAGGAGATGGCCGAGGAGTTTATCAACGATTGCGCAGCATGGGCAAAGCATTATGACGAGGTCGCAAGTGAAGTTGAAGAAGAGATTCTAAAGGATGAGGACAAGGATATCCTCACCTACCGGATAAAGTTTTCCAGCGGTCATAAGATTGTAGCGCTTTCCTCCAGGCCATCAAATCTGCGTGGCAAACAGGGCCGGGTTGTCATTGATGAGGCCGCATTCCACGACGATCTTGGCGAATTATTAAAAGCCGCCATGGCCCTTTTAATGTGGGGTGGTGAGGTTCGGGTTATCTCAACCCACGATGGCGACAAAAACCCTTTCAATGAACTGGTGCAGGACGTTCGTGCCGGGCGTAAGCCTTACTCTCTTCATCGCATTGATTTTGATCAGGCTCTACGCGAAGGACTGTATAAAAGGATCTGCCTGGTAAAGGGGCTTGACTGGTCATTTGCAGCAGAAGCAGCCTGGCGCAAAGAGATCGTTGATTCCTACGGTGATGACGCCCAGGAAGAACTCTTTTGTGTACCATCTCAAGGTTCCGGTACCTATCTAACGAGAGCTATGATTGAGCGTTGCCTCTCCCCTGACATCCCGGTGATCCGCTATGAACAGACGGACATCTTCAATGAAAAAGATGATGAGTACCGACACTCGGTAGTTGAAGCATGGTGTGAAGATATCCTGCAACCGTTGCTTGAAGCTACAGACGAAAGCCGACAATCAGTACTCGGAGAGGATTTTGCCAGGAGTGGCGATCTCACCATAATGCTGCCCATGCAGGAACTGCAGGATACCAGATGGCGGGCACTGTTTTCGCTTGAGCTCCGTAATATGCCGTTTCGCCAACAGGAACAGATACTTTTTTATATCATCGATCGTCTGCCAAAGTTCCATCACGCCTCGCTTGATGCCAGAGGAAACGGCCAGTACCTGGCCGAAGTCGCCATGCAGAAATATGGCAAGGAAAAGGTGTCCCAGGTGATGCTTTCCGAGACCTGGTATCGGGAGAATATGCCAAAGTATAAGGCCGCTTTCGAAGATAAAGATATCCTGCTGCCAAAAGATGCGGATGTCATAGAAGACCACCGGGCAATCAAAATCATCAATGGTGTTCCCAAACTTCCCAGTACCAAAAACACCGGCGCAGACAAAAAGAAACGACACGGTGATACAGGAATTGCCGGGGCAATGGCCTGGCATTCAACATATCAGGAAGGTGCGGACTATATCATTGAATTTGCATCAACAGGCACCAAACGAACAAGTGCAGATCTTTTGGGCTTTATGGGGATGGGGTAGCAATTATGAGTGAATCAGCGAAACAGGCGCCACCAATAGCCGACGAAATCGCAGTGATAAAAAAAGATATTGATGTGACGGACGGTTTTTTTCTGGAAAACCCAGACCCCACAATACTCACTGAATCAAAGGGCAAAGGCTTAAAACTCTACGATGAAATTGATCGGGATGCCCATGCCGGGTCTGTGCTGCAGACTCGTTATCTGTCTGTATCTGGCGAGAAGTGGGAAATCAATGTTCCTGATGATACTCCACGGAGCAAAGAGATTGGGGAATTTGTCACCAAGGTTTTAAAAGATTGCAACCTGATGCAGGCAGTACAGGAATTAATGCAGGCAATTCTGTACGGCTATTACGTTGCTGAGATCATCTGGGAAGAAAAAAACAAAACGATTGTACCTGCCAAAATACTGGCAAAACATCCACGTCGTTTTGGTTTTACAAAAGATCGTGAATTACGGATGTACACAAAAGACAGTCCACGGGAAGGCGAGCAATTACCGATTAGAAAATTTATTACCTTTACCTTTGGTGCCAGTGATAATCCGTATGGAAAAGGTCTTGGACAACGCATCTGGTGGCCGGTCTGGTTTAAAAAGCACGGTATTAAATTCTGGTTGATTTTTCTCGATAAATTTGGCATGCCCACCGGTGTTGGCAAGTATCCAAATGGAGCTGAGGAAAAGGATAAGAAAACCCTACTCGAGGCGGTTGATGCCATCCACTCTGAAACCGGTGTAACGATCCCGGAAAATATGTCGATTGAGCTGCTGGAGGCATCACGCAGTGGCAAAGTCACATATGAATCGCTCTGCGAGTATATGGATCTACAGATCAGCAAGGCTGTATTGGGCCAGACACTGACAACAGAGGTCAAAGGCGGATCGCTTGCCGCATCACAGACCCATGACGATGTACGTCACGACATCAAAGAGGCCGATGCCGGTCTTATAGCATCCTGCCTGAACGAGACCCTTATCCCCTGGTTGATAGATTTTAATTTCACAGGCGTTACCGCCTACCCCAAATTCAGATACATCACGGAAAAAGAAGAGACTCTTAAAGATATGGCGGATCGTGATGAGGTGTTGGTTAACAAGATCGGCGTGCTGGTGGACGATGACTACTGGTATGACACCTACAATTTACCCCGACCTGCCGGTGGAGGTGGTGTTGTACGGCCTGAGACAACTGCTGCCCCACAATTTTCAGAAGCAGATAGAACTCTATTCAGTGGTGCACAACAGCCTCTGGAACACCTTGGCGAAACTGCTGCCAGCGCATGCGACCTGCAACACAATGAGACACAAATACTAAAAATTATTGAGGCGGCAGAATCGTACGATGAAGCCATGGAAAACTTGCTTGAGTTCTTCCCGTCCATGGATATGAGCAGCATACAGACGGGTATCGAAAAAGCGATGTTTAACGCCAATATGCACGGCAGATTGATGGTGAAACATGGCTGATTCGCAATACTACCTGCAGGATGTATTTGATCTGCCCATGGACGGTGCCATACAGTTCTGGCGCGACAAGGTGCAGATGGGCATGGGCGAATTTATAAAATTGAGCGATGCGGAAAAGATCAAGTCTTTTGCCATATCAGGCATTGCCCGTGGCGATGAATTAAGCACGGTATTTACCGCACTGCAGGATGCTATCGAGCGGGGTGAATCATTTGGCACATTTAAGAAAAAAGCCGGAGATATCTTTACCCGCCGTGGCTGGACGGGAAAACGGGCGTGGCGTGTTGATAATATTTACCGGACAAACATCCAAACAGCCTACAACGTTGGCCGTTATAAGCAGCTGAAAGAAGAGGCCTCCATCTTCCCGTATTGGCAGTATGACGCGATAAACGATAAACGCACCAGGCCAACGCATCTGGCGATGGATGGCAGAGTATGGCCCGCCGACCACTCGGTGTGGAATACCTGGTATCCACCCAATGGCTATCGTTGTCGCTGCTCTGTTATCGGGCTTACGCAAGGGGCAGTTGAGCGTAAAAAGATACACGTTGAATCAGAGGATATCACCAACAGGTTGATTGAGCCGATATCTCCTGTATCCGGGGAGAAGATGGGAGGGCAGCAGATGTTGCCGGATATCGGTTTTGCTCATAATCCAGGAGCTACATACTGGGGAGAGATTCCGGATATCTTTACTGACAGGATAAACAGCTGGCCTGCTGGCATCGGCAGACAGGCCATAAATGAAACGATTAACGGGCCGCTCTTTGCCAAATGGTACAGCCAGCCGGAAGGTCATCTCCCCATAGCCCAGATCTCTGAAAATGATATGGGAAAGATCGGGGCCAAAACCAGGACTACCCTGCTCTCACAAGAGACGGCGGTGAAACAGCAAAAAAAGCACCCGGAGCTGGCTGCAAAGGAATACACCCAGGTACAGGAGGCAATGGATAACGGGCTTGTGGTTCAGGACGGAAAAAAGACACTGGTATTTATCCTCGACGATACAGCCCAGGGTTATGTGACGGTGGTGAAGTCAACACGCACAGGCAATAAAGTTTTTCTAACGAGTTTTAGAAGACTTTCAAAGGATCAGGCCAGAAAGGATAAAGAAATACAACGGCTGCTGAAAAAAGAAAAAACATAAGGCACACGGCAGGGCCTCCCCTCCGCAAAATGCGGCAACCCTACATAGCACTCCCAGTCTGCACTGGTGTTACGGTCGGGAGAATATCACCGTGTCACATGTGCCTTATCAGACAGTATAGCATTTTGGCATTTAAAGGTCAAAAGAACAAGGCCCTTAAAATGGGCTGTAAGGCGATTTCGCCACCCGTGCGAACAATGAGGCGTAAAAGCAAAGAGTATCAAATACAGAAGATTTTAAACGCATTTTAAACGGGGTACCGGCTGTGGATCTACAGATCAAAATTGACGACAGCAGAATGCAAGAGATTCTGGCTAGGAGTATCGAACGTTGCCAGAATAAAAAACAGGCGCTTCGATCGGTTGGTGCCATTGTCCGGGAAGCCATCAGAACCAACTTCCGCGCAGGTGGCAGGCCGGAAAAATGGAAGCCATCTAAAAGGGGTACTGCTGACAGTGTCCCTGGTCTGCGGATAGGAACGTTGCGTGATACGGGGAGGCTTATGAACTCCTTTACCGTGCGGGCTGATAACCAACGGGTCACGGTCGGTACCAATGTTGTCTATGCAGCCACCCATCAATATGGAGCCAAAAAGTTTAGTTTCGGCACGGTTGTCGCACAGGTAGGAGCACATCAAAGGATCAGTAAAAAAGGCCGGAAATACTGGGTACTCCCGCATACACGCAAAGTGAGACTACCCTGGGGTGATATTCCGGCCAGGCCATTTATGCATATCAGCAGCGATGATATTTTGGATATCGAAGAGATCATGGCTGTCCACATCATGGGAGAACAACATGCCAAAATCAGCAGGAACAACTAAGGGATTCGACGGCTATATAGAGATTTTCAGAGGGGGCAATCAGGTTGATTCAACCGGCACGCGCCATGACGGTGATGCTCTGATTGATACGGCAGTCAGCACCTTTAATGCAGCGGATCATCAACCGCCAATGGTTGCGGGCCATCCAAAAGCTGATGCTCCTGCCTATGGCTGGGTTGATGCATTGAAAACTGAGATGCAGGAAGGAAAGAAAGTACTCCTGGCAAAGTTTACAGGAGTGATGCCGGAATTTGAAGAACTTGTCAAAAATGGACGGTACAAAAAAAGATCAGCTGCATTCTATCCTGATGGCAGACTGCGTCATGTAGGTTTTCTCGGTGCGGTACCGCCTGCCGTTAAAGGATTATCCGATATCGCATTTGGCGATGGCGAGCCTGTGACATTTGAATTTTCTGATTACACGGATGGTGTGATTGCCCGCCTGTTTGGCCGTATCAGAGAATATCTCATTGAGGAAAAGGGCGTCGATACGGCGGACAGGATTGTACCTGACTGGGACGTTGAGACACTCAAAGAAGAGGCAAAGCAGGATACTAATCTTGTCGACGCTACATACAATGAACAGCAGAAAGAGGAGGAAACCATTGTGGATACAAATTTAAAAACCTTCAGCGAAGCGGATATCGAAGCGGCAAAAGAAGCAGCGCGGCAAGAAGGTATTGCTGCAGCTCAGGTAACATTTGCAGAAGAAGCACTCAATCGAAAAAAAGAAGAAGCAAAAGAGTCAATCGCCACATTCTGTAAAACTCCGGTTAAAGATGGTGGGCCTCTGCCTGCCTGGATTGACGGAGGATTACAAGAATTCATGGAAGGGTTGGACTGTGACGGATCATTTGAATTTGGTGAAGGTAAAACTAAGACGAGCCTTGATTGGTTTACCTCTTTTCTCGGTACATTACCTGCGTCAATCGATTTTACCGAACATGCGAAATCAGGCAACGAAACAGGTGCAAAGGATAATGCGGTCGAAATTGCACGAAAAGCCACTGTATTTAAAGAAGAAGAATCCAGGGCAGGGAGAACGATCACCTTTACCGATGCCGTTGGTCACGTAACAAAACAATAATGATGAACAGCTGATTTTAAACGTATTTACACATCATTAAAAAATGAGGGAAAATTATGAAACAAGTTCTTACAGAAAATTTTACCGCTGAGGCCGCAATTGCTCCCCATCGGATATGCAAGCCGGGATCGGCTGATGGAACAGTAGTACAAGCTGCCGCAGCTGCTAATCTGGCAATTGGCGTATCCGATTCCCTTGGTGCCGATGCTGCGGGTGACAGGGTTGATATCCATACCATTGGAGTAGTTGAGGTTGAACTGGGTGGCGCTGTTGCCAGAGGTGCACAAATTACTGCCGATGCAAACGGCAAGGGTGTCACTGCGGCGGCTGGTAACAGGACTGCAGGCATATCCCGCGTATCGGGAGTGGCTGGAGATATCGTTTTGATGTTGCTCGCACCAGGTACCGTATAAAGACACATATAACGGTTAAAAATTTACACTTAAAACTCATCAAGATCCACAAGGAGACATCATGCCAAAAGCACCATTTCCCATAGACCCGGTTTTAATGGCCATTGTTATCGCATTTACAAACGCTGATATGATAGCTGATGAAGTATTGCCCAGGGTACCGGTGGGCAAGCAGGAATTTAAGTATCTGAAACATGCCATGGAAGAAGGCTTTACCGTGCCGGATACCATGGTGGGTCGCAAATCACAGCCCAACCAGGTTGAGTTCTCGGCCACGGAAGAGACAGGATCAACCGTTGATTACGGTCTTGATGATTCTATCCCGCAGGTTGATATCGATAATGCACCTCCAAATTATGATCCAGTCGGCAGGGCGAGCGAAGGGATTATGAACCTGGTCGAGCTTGACCGTGAAGTTCGAGTCGCTGGTACAGTATTTAATGCTGACACCTACGGATCTGCAAACAAAGTCACACTCACCGGCACAGATCAGTTTTCAGATTTTGCAAATTCCGATCCGATCGGTGTGATTACCGGGGCACTGGACTCCATGATAATGCGGGCCAACGTTATGACCATTGGCAGACCTGCCTTTTCAAAACTTTCCATGCATCCGCAAATTGTGAAGGCGGTACACGGTAATTCAGGTGATTCGGGTATCGCCAACCGCAGGCAGATAGCGGATCTGCTCGAACTCGATGATATCCTGGTTGGTTCTGCCTGGGTCAATACCGCGAGAAAAGGACAGGCCATAAATCTGGCCCGTACATGGGGTAAACACATTGCGCTGCTGCATCGCAATAAAACAGCGGATACCAGATCAGGTGTAACTTTTGGTGTAACCGCTCAATTCGGTACACGGATAGCCGGGGCCATAGATGATAAGGATATTGGGCTTCGCGGTGGCAAACGGGTACGGGCCGGTGAATCTGTACAGGAGGTTATTACCGCTGCTGATCTTGGCTATTTTATCAAAGATGTTGTGGCGTAGGTTGTCCAGCTTGAGTTTGTAGTTCAACAAAGGGACAGCGCAGGCTGTTCCTTTTCAAAATAGCAATGAGGTCTTTCATGTCTGACAAAAAAGAATATACGGTGGAATCACCTATCCTCTACAAGAAAAAACGGTATGAGGTGGGAGATCAGGTAACCATGGATCTGGATATTGGAGAGCCATTACTGGGAGACGGTACTCTTGCCGAGGTCTCACAAGATTCTGATGGGCCTGGGCGTGATGATCTGCTGCAGTTGGCCATACAGTCGCTTGACCCGGAGAACAACGATCATTTCACCAACTCCGGTAAACCACAGGCCACAGCGCTTGCCGAAATTATAAAAACACCTGTTTCAGCAGCCGAACGTGATGCTGCATGGGAGCAATTTCAGGCTGGTAAAAAATAATGAGTTACGCGGCTCTTACCGATCTGCAAAAAGTGCTCAATGCAATGGTGCTGCTCGATCTGGCTGATGACAGTGATAGTGGCACCATTGACACAACTCTTACAGACAATGCCCTCGAAACAGCTGGGCTGGAGATCGATGTCTATCTGGTCGAAGGTGGCTATACCCTGCCCCTGGATCCGCTGCCGAACATCATACCAAAACTGGCAGTGGATATAGCGGTGTTTAATCTGTACGCCCGCAGGCAAGGGCCTCCTGAACACTGGCAAAAGAGATATGACAACGCTATCAAGATGCTGGAGGCGATAAAAAGCGGGGATCTCAGCCTTGGTATGCATGATCCCCACGCCTCAAACAGCGATGCTGCAGCAGTGTCAAGTCAGGATCGGATATTTGACAGAGATACGTTAAAGAATTTTTAGGCGCAGGTCGTAAAAACAACACCTTTAATGACACATGAAAACACTTTTAAAAAACTGTAAACACCTGCTACGGACAGAAATAAATGATATTCGCAGTACGGATATATATATCACTGAAGATATCAGGTTAATCAGAAAAAACGGCAGTTACCCTGCCATCGGGATTAAAGATGGCGGCATTGATTTTGCGGCTCAGGCAACTGACCAGGACGATGACAGTCTGCAGGTCACCATTGTTGCCTACGTATCCCTGCAGCGACAGGAAGCAATGATCATTGGTACCAGTCGCTACAAAGGAGTGCTGGAAATTGCAGAAGAGATAATTACAGCCCTTACCGATCAGCATTTTAACGATCAATATGATTCTGCTCTGCCTTTGTCCCAGGGGCAGTCGGAGATTATCACAGACGGCACGACGGCTATTCTTATGGTGCCGGTGGTGATGCAGTTCACACGTTTGGGATAGAGGGAGTAGGAAATGACAAAGGAAATTACAGGACGCCAGTTTATCTGCGCGTTCAAAAAGGCAAATACCTGGCACACTCCGGTGAGTTGTGGTGCAGGTGATGGCCTGCTGATACTCTCGGATGGAATAAAGGCGGGTCTCAGCCAGGAACTCGATGATTCAGCAGGACAACCATGGATTACCGATGCTGATCCAGGAGAGTCGACAACCGTGGGCAGCATTGAAGCCTATATGCGCTATGAGGGTGCCGACGTGCTGCTGGCTTCTGTGATGGGTATGTCACAGGTGCCGGCACTAGTAGTTGGCAGCCATGCCTATTCAAACAGTTATGATATGGCAACGGAGATTACTGGTGTTTTTGGCACACTGGCCGAAAAAAAACTCACCGATGTTATATGGGAATATCCATCAGCAAAGGTACACGGTTTTAAAATCAGTGGAGAGATGAATAAACCGTGCAAACTCTCTTTTGATATGATCTGCGACCGATTAGAGAGAGCCAGCACAACAAACACCTCGACAACCATGGCAACCGCGACTGCCGCCAGGGGCAACCGGATACTGATGAACAAGAACACGGTCTTTCGAATGAATAACCGTGACGATGCTGCGCTTGGCAGCGGTGATGTTGTTCATCCATCAAGCTTTGAACTAACCCTCACCAGACCCATGGACAGCTCGTCTGTCGCTGGTCAGGATGGTGTAGCGGAACCAGACGACAACGGGTTTCCTGTCCTCTCTTTAGGTTTAAAATTTCCTCGCTACAATGCGGCAAATAATGCGTTTTTCGATAGTTGGGAAGCGGGTACGCCAAAGAAGATGGATATCACGTTTGTCGGGAAGCTAATAGACAATGGAGAACGTTATACATTGCGCCTGGTTTTTCCTCATCTACGCATAGCTGATCCTGAAGCACCACTTTCCGGTGCAGGCAAGATTCCCTTTTCCATGAAACTGGATGGTCTTGGTGCTGCAGCAGCACCAGCGGGGATGACTGGTCTTATAACGCCGATGCGCATCGAAGTTATCAATAGACGCACAACCAACCCACTGGCATGACCATGGAAGATACTGCGATACTTTATCTCGAGGATATTATTGATACCCGTGAAGAACAGCCACCGGTGTGGGTGGCCTATTCCGGATCAAAAACTTTTCAGGTGCTGACCAGGCCACTGGGCAGCAAACAGGCTGAGTTTATTGCTCTTGCCACTGAAACGGAGTGGAATCGCGCTACGATGCAGAAACAACAGGTACTCAATAGTGACACATATATGACACTGTTTCTCGATTGGGTAATTGTTGACTGGAAGGGGTTGACTGTTACTGACCTGCGACGGTTGATTCTGCTGAAAGACTGGAAGATGGTACGACGACATAAGGGAAACATTGGCTGTGATGCAAAAGCCAAACTGGTGTTGATGAAATTTTCTCCAGCCTTTGCTGCGTGGATAAACAGAGTCTGTCTTGATATTGAACGTTTTAATACTGAAAGGGAGGAGATGGCCGAAAAAAAGCTTTAGAGGCGGTACGTTTTGCCCTGGATTATCCGGGCATTAATTGCCGCCAATGCCGGGATAACCTCATTGACGACGATATCAGCCCGGGATGCAGCACATGTGATCGAGACACCTGGGACGATGATACCAAAATCCTATTTGTTTTATATGACAGGGTATGTCCCTGGGGTGATATGGATCAAAGGGCCATTAATACAGCATTAAACGACCTTGAAATTCCGGTTTTTAAACATCGGATGATGCGCAGAAACCTTGTCGTCATCCACCGTGAAATAAAAAAACACCAGGCAGAACAACAGGGCCAGGAACCATTATGACCAATGCCAAAGTAGCCATAGAATTGTATGTGGATGATAAAGGCACCATTCGTATCCGCGAATTTGCAGATAAATCAAGTACGGAATTCGAAAAAGTAGAGCAGGCGGGCTCTGGTGCGGCGACAAAGATCAAAGGAGCATGGGCACAGGTACAGGCTGGCTGGATAGGTATTATTGGCGGGATCATTGCTATGCGCGAGGCCTGGGATCTTGCCAATATGGCAGCAAAGGCGCAACAGGAAAGACGATCTTTTGCGGCGCTTGCAGCCTCGTATGGCACAAGTTCACAATCGATACTTGCGTCTCTTAAAGCAGTGAGCGCCGGTACCATAGACACCATGACCCTTATTCGCAACGCTGGTACCGCTATGATGATGGGGATCGCTCCTGAAAATGTTATTAAACTCATGGGTATTGCCAGAGCTACCGCAAAAATGACCGGACAGACCACAGTTAAGGCTTTCGAAGATATCACCCTGGCTGTAGGACGGCAATCCAAGATGATTCTCGACAATCTCGGGATCATTGTCAGTGTAGAAAAAGCCAATGAGAATTACGCAAAGTCTCTGGGTAAGACCGCCAGCCAGTTAACAGACGTTGAAAAGAAGCAGGCTTTTATGGCTGCAACCATGAAGGCTGGTGGCGAGTTGATGGAGAGACTTGGACACCAGACAGATACTGCGGCTGACAAGTTGGAGCGATGGACGGCAAAGATGGCCGATTATAAAATGATCATCGGTGATCTGCTTATTCGTACAATGAATTTTGTGGACGGCACCTTTCAGTCAATTGCAGCAGGAGCGCTATTTGTATCCGGTGGAATTTTTAAAATCATTGGATCTGTCGGGGCTTTGACCGATGCCCTACATATTTCATCCGGAGCATCTGCCGAGTGGAAAATGAATGCAGAGGCTGCGTTTGGTGCGGCAAATGAACTGATTGTAAAAGCGGACAAGGCCTTTCGTGATATGCGCAGTTCAAATGATGTGATTATTGCCGGGCAGGAGGAATTCAGGCGGCAGGTCACTGAGACAACAAAGGCCCTGGAAGAGCAGGAAAAAACCCGTAAGTCGATACTAGCAGGCCATAAAAAAGCAGCAGACGCGCAGGCAACTGCAGAAAAAGAGATGTACAAAGAGGCGGGGCTTGGTGCTGAAAAATATTTTAGTGCAGAGGCCAGTGAACTCGTACAGAAAGCTGCTCGCTGGAAAAAAGCCGGGGCCGATATCTATCAGGTGGAAGAGTGGCTCTATAATCAATTGGCAGGCTTGTCTGAAGATGCATGGCAAAAAGGCGAAACAGCAGCGGGACAGGCCATGGATTCGATGTTGGCCATGACAAATACCCTTATCGACCAGTACGATCAAGCCAACAACTCAATCCTTACCCAGTTGGATGCGGTTGGCGTTAAAGTGGCTGACCTTGACGGCCAGCAGATCGGTTTGACCGCAACATTTGATAACGGTGCCGTTATCTATGGCATTGATACGCTGATTGCAAAATTCAGGCAACTCCAGGCGGTTTCCTCCGCACCGGCAAGGTCATCTGGTAACAGTGGCAGTCAAAAAAGCGATACCTTTGAAAATACTGATTCTTCAAAATCAGCCTCGGAAGTAGCCAATGACCAGGACAACTATTACGCAGATAAAAACCAGGTGACAGTCAATATCAATCAGCAACTGTCCCGTTCTGATGTGACCAATATAATAACAGAGCAAAAACGACAGGAGATTCGGGGATAATGATTGATCTTTCAGACATGATAGACAGTAATATTGTGCCCAACGGTGAGTTCTCCTCTTCGGATCTTTCTGACTGGTACATTGGCAACTCCATGGTGCAATGGATGGTTGACGTTGAGCCTCCATCACCACCACCAGGTGTTGCTGTTAAGCATATAAGGATATACAAGGAGGCCGAATATAGAATCAGTACGCTGGTGGATGTCACTCCTGGTTCGACATATGAGTATGCGGCCAGAATTATCGGTGGCACTTCAAATGATTATGCAATTAAATTCGGATCGTTTTTTAGTGACAGTGCCTATGGAGTGGCACAAGGATCTGTCAATAATGGTTCTACTATACTCGTCACAGGTACAATCATACCATCAACCGACAAACTACGTGTATCTCTGTTCAATAATGCGTCTTCGGGAACAGGTTATATTGGTTTTGATTTTATAAGGATCGTAAAATCAAGCCTCAAATTTATCAGCGGTACTTCCTCACTATCCTTTACTAAAGGTATCAGGTTTCCTGTTTTTAAACCACACGACAGGATACAGATAACAGACAGAGATGCAGCGGGTGGACTGCAACGTGAGGATATCGGCGTAACTGTAAGGAAACGTAAGCTGGTGTTTACCCATATGCCGCAAGCGGATTATGATGCATTTGTGAGCTGGTATGACACCATCGCCGTGGGGGTGTTAAACCCATTTACGTATATTGATGAGGACGGCATGGGGATGGAGGTAATTTTACTCTCATCACCATCTGCATTTCGTGAGACCAGGTTCGAACGGTTTGCAGGTGAAATTATGCTGGAGCTTGTGGCATGAGGACTGATCTGCCTGTTGCCTTTACTGGTGCAAAAGATAGCGCTCAGCGCAAGCCACGGCAGTTGCTGGTTGTTCATTTTCCTGTGGCTGGTGATATCTATCTCTCAGATCAACCACTGGGATCCGCTGATGGGCTGGATCATGATTATCTTCCACTTGTTGAAGACTGGGGTGTTTTAACAGATGTTGTGGGGGATGCAACAGACCTGGATGCCGGATTTATCAGACAGCTCTCTCTAACGCTGTGGAATGGTGGCAATCATCCGTTTTCAGATTATTTTACAGTAGAGCCACCAGAGTTCGTTGAGGCATCTCTTTACCAATGGTTTTACGGAACATCTGATGCTGACAAGGTGTTGATAGATCGTTTTGTGCTTCAGGATCCGATACAGTTTACTGAATCGTCCAGGTTGCTGCAGCTCGATATGGTTGGCATTGCCATACGCTGGGATCAACCGGTTGGTACAGCTCTGGCCGAGGATGAGTGGCCGCATGTTTTACCGGAGTATCGGGCAAAAGGGTTGCCGTTGGCCGTTGGTTCTCCTGGACAAATACCTGCAATAAAAGCGACCACTGCCCTGTCGGCAACGCTTGCCAATTCAATACTTTCAGGGGCAACTGTTGTCCCCGTGAATGAAAATCTTACCACGTTGGATTTTGCGACGACAGGAACCATACAAATCGGGCAGGAACGTATCGGGTATACAAATATCAGCACTCACTCTTTTACCGGTTGCAGCCGTGGTATTGGAGGAACAGAACCAAACCAGCATCTGCGCAATGAAAAAGTAATCGAGCACCTGCCAAACCATATTTTCTTATTATGCGAAGGGCCAGTGCAACAGATATCAAATGTGCTGATAGATGGTTTTCCTGCGCCTGCAGGTACCTTTACTGTCGATGCTCTGGCTAATCCAGCCCGAGTGATTTTCGGCGCACAACCCTGGTATGAACGATTTAGTGCAGGCAGCAAATTTCTGGAAATGCAGTTTGATGCTGTTGCCCCAGGGAATACTGCGCTAACACCGGCATACGCATTTGATGTGGACGAAACATCAAGTTCTGCCGTTATCAGCAACAGCCATAAAGTTCTGGCAATAAAGCAGGATACAGTCAACCAGGATAGAGGCCAGATACGTAAAGCATATCTCTCTGTTGCCCACTGGGAAAGCGGCCTGATGGGTAACGATTATGTACAGGTTGCCATAGATGGAATTGGCAATATCGGACGGTTGGCAAAACCAAATTCCAGTGATGTTTTTGCAATTGACGGTGATGTGGATATTGACCATGGCCATTTGCATAGCACCGGTGCGGCACATACACATACCACTGTTGATCCTGATTTTAATAGCTCAAGTCCTTCTCATGACCATGATTTAGGCGTTACCACGACGGAGTTGACAACAGACATCTCATCCTTTCCTATCGGACAATGGATAACAAAAACCTATAATGGATACTGGACAGTTGATCACATTACGTTTCCGCATTATCCCAACAGCGGAGTGTGGGTTTTATATGATTTAGAATGGGACTATATTACCCCTAATTACTGCGTCCCGGATATCGAATTGCATATGTATATAGGCGGCAGTTGGCACACGATAAATATGCAGCCTGGCAGTCACGTAGTTTATGTTGGTCAAGGTTCATTTTCAGGAGATCCATATATTAGATACAAGCCGTCAACCAATCACACCACCAAGTTCAGGCTCAACTCGTGTGCAATAAAATGGCACGCAAATAATTCGATATCGTCGAAACAGATAGCCATATCAACGACTAAATCACAAACAGGGTATGTACTGGGCCAAGGGGCAGATGCCAATGATGACCCTATCAAAGCCTCGGATGATGTTCATGATCTGACGACCGGCAACATGCCGCTCAATATCAATGCACAGGACAATCCGAGCCGTACCATTGTCGATAAATTTGATATTACCGACAGCGTAAATTTTGACTGGTCCTGGTTTACCGGTAAATCAGTGACGATGACATATGTCTCGACAGGGGCGAACAAAGACGTGCACGTACTGCATGCGTTTTTTATGGTCGAATTTTCGCCCAGGGAAGTTGTTTTTTCAGATAGTGTAGGTGCATCTGTTACTGCCATACTGACCAAGCCTGTTGCCGTCATCAAGTATCTATTGACGACAAAGGCAGGAGTCTCTGAAAATGATGTTGATATGGCGGATGCTGATACAACCTACACCGCTCTCAACTATACGCTTGATGGGCTGATCGATGCGGAGCTAACGATTGCTGACGCCATCCGCAAGATATGCTGGCAGATACATGGCAGAATTTTTACCAGTGGCGGGCTGGTGAAGCTGATAGCTAGATCAAATGCCATTTCTCCGCAAAAATCAATCGGCAATACCGACCGTCAACTCAAATCCATTGCCATCACCAGGCAACCAATGTCTGAGGTTAAAAACAGCATTAATCTCGCATACACATTTGATTGGGTAAACGATGAATATTGCAAAAGCGTCACATCGGAAGAGCAAAATTCAATTCGTCGCTTCGGCAAACGGGGAGATGTTAACGGATACCGTTTTGATCTGATTCGGGATGATGATATGGCCGAGGCTGTGGCGTCATATTACTGCTTTCAGCAGGCGTGGCCGGACACGTTTTATAGTTTTACTGCGTATCTGGGGTGCTTCGAGCTGGAGGCGGAAGATTGCGTGGCATTGTCCGGCAATTTCCACAACCTGGAAAGCCAGCCTGTTACGGTATGCGCAACAGAGCGTGTGTTTGCCAGCGGTAAAAAACAACAAATTAACCACATCAAAATCGTGGCAAAAGAGGTTTTTACCTATGTCAGCGGTTATGGCGTCAACACCTTCGGTTACGGGGCTGGATATTATGGTGCGTAAACTAAAAGCAAAGGTTACTCAATGACAATACAATACGCAGGTGACATAAAAATACGAGTGCCGGATAAGTCGACGCTAAACTGGGATATTCCCCTGGGCCACAACTGGCGGCTGATTGCCATCTTGTTGGGTGCTTTGCGGAGCAGTAACCGGGTGCAGACCGGCTTGGAATTATCATTTAGTGGTTTGGCACTGACCTGGGGCAGTGGAGATGTCGAACTTGCTTCAACAGCTTTGCATGTTGCAACCGGATCCATTAATGCAACTCCATCAACTGTACAGTTTGTTTACCTTGATAACACTGGCACTGCGCAGATAAATGAGGATGTCCCTGTCGGCGATTTTATACCAATCGCGATGATTGAAAGTAATGCGACACAGATAACTTCCCTTGCTGATCTGCGACCATTTGGAGCAAGACAAAGTTCCAGCCATAGCTTTGACAATAGTGACCTCACAGCTGGTGTACTCACCTTTAACCATGGCCTTGACGTTGATTACCCAGCTTCGGTTACGATTTATTCCGACACAAAAAAAATAGTGGAGGCCAGCGAAATTACAAGTGTTGACAGTAACACAATAGTCGTTGATCTCGCTGCATATGGTGCCATAACGGGCACCTGGCATATTTCAATAAGGAGTTAAATCATGTTAAATAAATGTGTAATCGCCGTTCTCTGCTCATTGTTATTTTCCGTTGTCGCAGAAGCAAAAACAACAGGTAACCAGACTGCCAGCTCTGGTGCAAAAATTGATTATTCTTTTGCAAAAGAATTGGATATACCAACTGGCACTATTGCAAATATTACAGCATCGCCGTCTGTCGGGGCAATTTATCACGCAACTGATGGATCGACGACAGGAGACTGTTCTGTTGGTGGTGGCACAGCTTCAGCCCTGTGCATATACAAGAGCACTGGCTGGATTGCCGTTGATACAAAGATTACCCAGGCCATTGAGCTATTGTTTACGCCTAATGGTGATATTTCCTCCACCAATACGCAAGCTGCAATAACCGAGGTTCGGACAGACGCCGCCACACCCAGAAACAACCTCATTACCCTTACTGGCGTTGATGCAAACAGCACCAATATGGGTGTTTTCATTGGCACGACAATATCTGATAATAAAAATATAAAGGAGGTGTTGGGAGAGCTTGAAACGGCGGTTGAGGTGCGAAACACAAGTCCTACAGGTATAAACATTTTCACAGCTGATGATTGTCTGCTGGTTTCTGGCATGGTGGAGGGTGATCTATGTTTCGAATATTAACTGTATTGATATGCTTGCTTACTGCTGCACTGGCCCATGCTGGGGTCGTTCGTGACGGAGGATGTTACAGCGATTGCACATTTGTCGACAGCAAAAGGCTGGATTGCCAGATATCAACATGTGATGGTACGCAGCGGCCTCAATCAGGCGTTGATAGCAATGGACATTTTTTTAAACGATCCACGTATAACGACACCTGCAAATATTATAATGGTGCATCCTGGATACCTTGCGCAAAAAAACGCTTCGATGGTGCAACATGGGTTTTAACTGATCCAACTTGGGATATGTATTGGATGGAGGCAATGTATATGGTACTGCTTCATGTCACACCATCCAGACCAGAATACGCAACTGATACCTTTAGCCTAGCCGCAACATTCCCTCCAATTGATACCAGCACGCCTGTCACATGTGATTCGGCTGTAGCCAAAAGAGTGTTTACCAATTTTACATCTGGTTCGGTTAATGCGTATCCAGTCATTTTGCAATGTCTGCAGGCTGGCACATGGACGGGTAATCGTACATTCTTTATTCAGCCAGAGAATGCTCTCGTAATGATTGCAATATTGATGACGAGTACTCTACCAGACTATTCTTTGACCGTTTCTTTGACCGATTTTTCGACAGGTTCCTTTGTCATATCTGCCATGGTTGGCAAATAGGCATTTATTAAAAAATGGCATGGTACAGCGCAAAGCGCCAGACCTGCCGGATTACAAATCGGAGGTGTAATGATGAGAAGAATATTGATGTTTTTGATATTGGCCGTTTTAACAGTTTTATTGAATGGGTGCGGCGGAGCAAATACTACCGGGATCGCAAAGAAGACAGATGTTAAAAATACTTTCAATATCACGTTAGAAGAAGGTAATGAAGGTGATGTTACCATTAGCCCTGATATGAAATATGCCTCAAAACAAGGTGATCTGGGACAAGAAACGAAAAACAATTCATCTGTTGATCCACGTACCAGTGCCGCGTTCTCTGATGCTGCTGGACTCGCCAATGCTGCACTGGACAAGGCAAGTAATGATATCAAAGATGCAACGATGCGGGTAAAGCATCAATCGTCTGTTGATAATTCAAATATTCACAATTCAAGCGCAGCTCCTGAAAACCCGGATACGCCTGGTGGCGAACATGATCCTGCAATGCCAACTATTGGGGATAAAATCTACCCCAAGCGCTATCACCACACCCTCGTTGGTGGCACAGATGGGGGGATATCATTTAAAGCTTGTCCTGGACAGATACTTGACTACGTCAAGTGTAGTTGTGAGGGCATAGATATGCCTCGCCATAATTGGGTAAAAGATGGCACAGCCCCGGCCGACAATCGACAAGGTTGGTGGAGGACAAAGATAGAGCCTAAGTATAATACAGATATTATCTGCACAACAAAGACCGGTGTGGAGCATCATTATAAAATCGACAAGAAAGAAGTGGTTTTAAGGGGGAATTGTAAATAAAAAAATATGGACGGAACGGGGATGCTCTAACATCCCCCAACCGCTCATCCGTGTAATAGCACGAATGGGGTCGACAGGGTTCACCTGCGTAAGTTCCGATGCTGTGTAGCACGCGGGAAGTTGTAGCAGATGCGCCGGGAAATTAAAAGGTAAAAAAGCAGTAAATCCAGAAACACAAACCGATATCCAAAGAGCAACGCGATACATCTATCTGCAAAAATCTTCTTTTGGTGGCCATGCAACAGGCCAAACCTTTGGAACCGGCACAACCCGTAAACCAGGTCTCAATATCCTGACTCTTGAAAGTACGCTGGAAAGCGCATGGCAAACGTCCAAATTGAATGCCTCGATTTTCGTGCACTCATTCCAAAATATGACCGGCAACATTCTTTCTTCTTTCTGGATCCACCATACTGGAAAATTCCAGGATACAATCATGACTTTATTGAGCAGGATTTTATTGATCTGGCAAAAATACTCAGAGAAATTGATGGTAAATTTCTTATGACTATTAATGATACGGCAGAGGTAAAAAGGATATTTAAGGCTTTCTGTATTAGCAAGAGTCAACTTAAATATTCGTGTGGCAGAACTGCAAAATCCAGGGCAAAAACCAGAACTGAATTGCTGATTTCAAATTTTGATTAACGGTTGTTTAATCTTGAATTAAAAGCAGGAGAAAAAGCTGCAAAAGTGGTTCCAAACCTTGTGAAAATTGGTTTCAAACCTCGCGACGCGCTACATAAGTGAGTGCTGTTGTACTGTTTTCTCCATCTTGTAGTACGAAAAATTGAAAAGCCACCACACAAACAAAAACAGGCACTTAACGAAAACCGCTAAGTGCCTG